GGACTGATACACAAGCGGTCAAAGATGTGTTAAAACGTAAGTTGGCAAGCAACGAATTTAGCGCCCTTCGGGTCTGGGAAGGCAGTTACTAAAATGGAAATGGACGCGATCTTGAATATACTTTTTGGAGTCGTAATCGCTGGCATTGGCTGGTGGTTAAAGACACAACGTGAGGAGCTGGATCGCCTTCGTATTCTACTGAATAGAACCCGCGAAGAAATGGCTAAAGAATACGTCACAAAGTCTGACAGCTCTGAGGTTCTTTCTCAAATTATGAACAAGTTTGATCGGCTTGAAGAGAAAATTGACAGATTGATGGAAAGATAGATGCTCTGCGCGCTGGTCTTTGTCAGCTTCGGACACGCTTGGATACAGGGCGTAGGCAATGTTCTGGTGAAGTCTTGCTACTATAACTGTGGCAGCGAGAAGATAACAAAGGCGCAATGGTATGATCGAAAGTATAGCGTGCCGCCGCACTATGTTTGTCCATTAAGGTTTGCAGACGCATGATTGAAGTTTTAGCCCTCGCAAGTGCGGTTAGCACAATATCTGGAAGCATCAGCTCTGCCGTGCAGGCTGGGAGAGATGTTGGCTCAATCCTCCCTCAGTTCGGCAAGCTGGCAAAGCTAGAAGCTGATATAAATTTAGCGGAAAAGGGCCGACACAAAGGACCGCTGGGGAGGCTTACCTCTACAGAGGAAGAGGGCTTCGCAATTGCAAACGCAAAAATGAAGCACAAAGAAGCTATGGATACGCTTCGCAGCCATTGCCAGCTATATGGACCGCCGGGGATGTGGCAAACTGTGCAACGCGAAATGGGCGCAGCCAGAGCGAGGCAGAAGAAAGCTCTTGAGGAGCAAGCCGCTAAACGTGACCGCATCTTTTACTTCATTACGATTGCGGTCGCCTGCATAGTTTTTGCAGTCGGCAGCGGCGGCTTGCTCTGGCTCGCAGCGTTGCTAGCGGATGAGGTGAGATAATGTGGGTGCTTCTTTGGTTTCAGCTTTCTGCGAGCGTCGTTCACTTCGAGGTCGGGCAGTATGGCTCTGAAAAAGATTGCACGGATGAGCTGCGCAGGGCGTCTGTTCTGGTGACGAAAAACAATGAGTATCTGCAATGCTTAAAAATTACGAAAGGTAAATAGAATGGCACACACGATACTTGATGACTGGAAAGTTCTGCCGCGTTTGATGATGCTGGCAGTCACCGTGCTGACCTATCAGGCGGTGCATTGGTTTATGGGGTTAGATGATCCCAGCGTTGCTCAGTCAGGGCTTGTTAGCGTCTGTATGGGCGCTCTCACAGGCTGCTTTGGCATCTGGATGGGTAAGGAGTCCAAAACGAGCGTAACCACCACTAATTCAAGCTCAAAAGTAGAGTATGAGGTGGGGCAATGATTGGGCAAATAATAGGATCACTCGGCGGTCTGGCTGCAAGCTACATTGACGGCAAGACTGCCGTGAAGAAAGCGGAAGCCGAGACCAAGATGAAAATTGCTACTGGCGAGATCAGCTGGGAGCAGGCTGCTATCGAGGCCAGCAACAATTCGTGGAAAGATGAAGCGTGGACCGTGGCGTTCATAGCCATCGTGCTTGGCAGCTTCATACCGGGCATACAACCTTACATGGCGCAGGGCTTTGCTAATCTGGACGCTGCGCCGCAGTGGTTTCAGTGGGCGATGTATGCAAGCATTGCGGCGAGCTTTGGCATCCGCACAGTGAGGGGGTTGAAAAAGTAATGGCTACACCAGCGAAGGGCAAAGCCCGAGTTAAAGTTACATCAAGCGGGCGTAAAGTCAGCTACGGTCAAGCGGGTAAAGCGAAAGACGGCGGGCCACGGGTCAAGCCCGGCACGTCCAAGGGTGATGCGTATTGCGCACGTTCTGCCGCGCAGAAGAAAAAGTTTCCCAAGGCTGCGGCTGATCCAAACAGCCCGCTAAATCTTTCACGCAAGCGCTGGAAATGCTCCGGCACTAAATCGAAGAGGACTTAATGAAATGGGACTGTATTCAAACATCGCAAAAAAGCGTGCGCGCATTAAAGCCGGAAGCGGAGAGAAAATGCGCAAGCCCGGCACTAAGGGAGCGCCAACGGCCAGTGCATTTAAAGCGGCTGCCAAGACAGCAAAGAAAAAGGCTAAAAAATGAGCAAGGCAATGGCAACGCTCCAAGCTAAAATCGGCGCAACAGCCGATGGCGAGTTTGGCCCAAATACAGCGCGAGCAATCGCAAAACACTTCAACCTATCCCCGGCGCGTGGCGCTCACTTGATGGGGCAGGCATCGCATGAGAGTGGTGGCTTCAAGCGCACCCGTGAAAGCCTGTATTACAGCACGCCAGAGCGCATCCAAGCTGTCTGGCCTTCGCGCTTCCCAACTGTTGCCGATGCAGAGCCGTATGCCAAAAACCCAACCGGGCTTGCTGGCAAGGTTTACGCTGGCCGCATGGGCAATGAGAATGAAGCGCAGGCCAGCCTGTACATTGGTCGGGGATTTCTTCAGTTGACCGGGCGCAATAATTATCGGGCGTTTGCGTCTGACATGGGTGTGCCGAAGGTTATGACTGACCCAGACTTGGTGGCTGACGAATATGCCTTTGAGACTGCCCTGTGGTTCTTCAATAAGAACGGATTGTTTGCCATTGCCGACGAGGGTGTGACGGATGACGCCATCAAGCGCATAACCAAGCGCGTGAACGGCGGCTATCATGGCTTGGATGATCGAAGCAACCAGAGCAAGAAAATCCACACTTGGCTCATGGCTTAGTTTAGCCAAGTTAGCTAAGTGGCGAAGCAAGATCAAAAAGCAAGCGCGGCGGTGGGTAGGGCCGGAGAGCATTTAGCCCTCGCCTACCTGTCGCTTGCTGGATACATCTGCACGCTCTGCCAGATCAAAGATCACGATGCGTATATACAGACGGATACACAGACGTTGACCTTGCAGGTGAAGACCGCAAGTAAGACGCATAAGACTACCAATAGATACGCATTCCACACGCCGAAAAAGAACGTCGATGTTTCAGACGTGTTTGCGTTTGTATCCATTGAATTAGGCGCTGTGATTTTTCGCCGGGGAGACGAGCTGACCTCTGTCACAACATACATTTCGCCAGACGAATTTATGGATGAAAAGCAGTCGATGCAAAAAACATTCGACAGCTTCAAATAACCGCTTGTGACCGAGTGCGGCTTTGATTACAAAGTTCGAGTGGGTGGCTATCATCACAAGATAAAATCGACTTACCACGGGAATGGTGGTTGTTTAGCCTAGTGTGACGTTGCTACCAAATGTGCCAGCATTCACTTCAACGGCCACCCACACGACCTCAAAATATAATACCCACCGCCGCCATGAGGCCAGCGCCGCATATGAAGCCAATGGCGCATCCAAGTGCGCCTGCAATGTGAATTTTACGCTCTACCTCTTCGTCAGTCATCACTCACCCTCATCAAAACAGTTATTCAACGGCTGAATAGGTTGCTTGCTAAACACCCAGCGCCACTGCCGCTTGGTGTAACCCGGAACTTCAACAAAATCACGCACGCGGTAAACCTTGTTCGCTTGCCACATTTTCTTGAGATAGCTTGACGTGCGAGGAATGCTGTCACCCAGCAGCTCAGCCGCCTCTGCTGCCGTCACACGCTGGTCATACGGGATCAAAGAAAACAGGCGATTGCCTTGGTCAATGCTGTGCTGTTTGCTGGCCTCAGCAGCGCGCTGCATAGATGGGGCCACAGTTGTCGGCCTGCGCGGGCCAGATGGTAGAGCTTCACGTTTGCGCTGGCGGTACATGAGATTTTCAAACTCCCACAGACAGTGGCCGTATGTGATCTCGTAACGCTCGTGCTTATCGGTAACGCCCTCTAGCTTGGCCCTCAATCGCTCTGCTGCGTCTTTTTCATATCGCGCTTTAGCAGATCGAGAAGCGCTTGCTGCTCTTCCAGCCGCTGCTTCAAGTTTGGCCTCATCGCTGTCTTCTGCTCCGTCAGCATTATGCTGTTGTTGCGCTCCAGCCTTTTTATAATAATCTGAGTTTGGTCCGTACTCACGTTTTTTCCTTTCAAGTTTTATGTTCGCAGCCGAACAAATGCGATATATTGTTGACGGTGATACGCGCAGCAATTCTGCGGTTTCAATCTGTGACATGCCTTGCTGAGCGCAGTCAAGAACGTGGCGGGTGAGCGCATCTGGATCGTATTTCATTGGTAGTCCTCCAAGGGGTCTATCTGGCCTATGCCGTTACAGACTTCGCATTCTTCCATGTGGCTTTCAAAGTCGCCGTGCCAAGTTGAGCTTTGGCGAACCCAAACATCGCGCTCAACTTCGCCCTCGCCATCGCATTCAGGGCAGTTTATCCAATCTTCCATAACCTTCCTCCTTATAAATTTTTGCATTTGCCTTCGTTGTCAGTGAACCACACATGGCCATCGTTTATAACCATATGGCCAGCGCCAATGAGAGCGTCTACAGCTTGCTTGTATGTAGAGCGCGGATTTGCGGCTGAGGACACCTTGCCTATGAAGTGGTCTTTCAGCGTCTCTTCAGAGATAACCCAATATGTTCTCGGCTCTGGCCACCCAACCCCTCCGGGGTTTGGCTGCCCGACGCCCTCACCGCGTAGCTGCGTGAATACCTTGCGGATCAGGACTTGGTTCTTGCCCTTGATGCGTGGCTTGTTGGCCTCTTCGATCTCGCTCTCAGTAGCCTGCACAACAGTACAAGTCGTAACGCTGTCACCATCCTCATCAACGCCAAGCTCGATGACGTTCAACTTAAACTGGAATATAACGCCTGTTTCCATGTCACGCTGTTTCGTGGCTTTTGCCGTGCGCAGGCCAGTGTTCTCATCGTAATCAAGCTCAATCTCTGTGTCGGTCGCGGCGCGTAAACTCGAATGCCCCCTAGCGCCAGCAGCTTTGTCCTTACCGGAGTGGTGAACTACGTCCAAGTGTGCGCTTGTAATCTCGCGCAGCTTATCGCAGTTTCCGATAAACTTTGTCATGTCCTCTGGCGAGTTTTCATTGCCGCCAGCCATTGAGCGGCTGAGCGTGTCAACAAATATGCACTTCACCTGACCGTGTTTCTTAGACACCTCACGACACAGCTTCTCAAGCACAGCCATGTCAACTTCGCCGTCAAGCAAGTTGACCGGGGCCGGTCGCACAGCCAGCTTGACATTCTTATGCTCGGGGTATTTTTTCTTTAGCGCAACCACGCGATTGTGGAACGCCATGCCACCCTCGGTTGCGAGGTATAAGACGGAGCCACCAATAACCTTGTGGCCATTCCACTCCTCACCGCAGGCAATGTGCCATGCAAGATCAAGGGCGAAGAATGATTTGCCAACATTTGACGGGCCATAGATCACAGACATCTGACCCTCGCCAAGCCATCCCTTCACAAGATAGTTGCGGCTGAGCTGCGGGATGGCCTCGTTCGGCATAAAGATTTGATCCATGACGCTCTGCACGGTCAATGCTTTCTTCGCCGCTGCCGGGCCTTGGTTTACCCACACGTCAGAGTAATCCCATCCCTCCATGTCGGGCAGGATGTACTCAACGCCCAGCTCAGAGAATGCGCGCTCGCACTCCTTGCGCCCGGCATCGTCATTGTCGCCAGCAATGA